CAAAAACCGCTTAATGATGATGCGCCAGTGTAAACTTTAGCAGGAACTAAGTAATCAACAGACTCTGTGCCGTTTGTTGAACCAGTCGTAACAAAAGCACGAATAGTATCAGCATACTCTGAAGGAGCGAATCCCGGAGGAGTATAAACAAAAGCAACAGTCATCATGTCTGTTCCACAAGTTGCAATAGCAGAAGAACCAGAGTCAGTGCTGTCTTTCATAATAGAAAAGTCAATATTAGTATCGCCATCGTCTTTTCTAAAATAAATTCCATCAGTTACAGCCAAAGGTGTTGTGTCTGTAATTTGAAGACCCATAACCCAATCAGATTGAGTAGCATCACTAACCTTAAATCTTGCTTTAAAGAAGAAAGGATTAGATGTATTCAGCTTAAAAGACTCGCCTTTAAGTTGAAAAAAGTCTGCATCATTATCAGCATCATCATTAGTGATGAGTAATGCGCCACCAGAAAGCGAAGTTAATGCTTCTGTTGCAGCCCCTGAGCCACCTTCAGTTGTTGTGATTGTCCATTCATCAGCATGATATTCAAAGAAATCATTGAAGTACATATAATACTGATGAGTAGGATCGAGAAGACCCATATTTTTCATAGGATGATCTTCATATCCTGCTCCAATATTGGATACGCCATTGGAGAAATGCGTGGTATTTTTTACCAAATTTGATCTTGCCATAATAAACAGTGCCTCCTAGCACCATCGCTGAAATGCGACATTTAATATGATGTTAACAGAAAAGGGGGGCTAATTCGCCCCCCTTAAACCCTTTACGAACTTCCGGGTGAACCGAAGATACCTAGTGGATCGGATACTCCAAAGGAATATCTTTCTCTCGCTTTGTATCTAACATTACCTGTGGTGAAATCACCATCCATGCTAGTTTGCATGGGAGTTCTTTCAAAGTGCTTCATGCCGTCAGGAACGTCTGTAGTCAAGAAGAAAGCATTTGTGTCAGTCAAATAATGATTGACAGAATACCCTTCAGGAATTACTCCGTTACTTACTATAGCATTCACATCGTTATCAGATGTGCCAACACGATATTGACTATCAAGTAGTCGTGTAGCAACAAACTGAAGATCAGTTGGAATGATAAGTTTTCTTGCACGAGCAGCAATCAAAAGACCTCTTTCGTCAGTCCATTTGGAAATCTGAATGATTGCATCTTCAAGTGATGTTTCGTTTAGGTCAGCAGCAGTAGAAGGTCTATTGCTGTTTGTTCCACCATTCACCAGAGGGTGAGCAGTACTGAACAATGCGACATTATCGCCTGATTTAAACGTGGTTGAGAACCCATTATTCAATGGATATGCAGCTTTAACCTGTTTTGTGTAAGCCATAGCACGAGCCAACGCTTTGGTATATCTAGCTGAAAGTGAAACATAGAGGTTATCCTCCATTGCTTCTTCAGTGATAGAAAATCCCATCCCGATAGTTTCATGCGTATAACGAGCCACAAAAGATTCTTGCGCTGTATCGAATACGATAGCAGAGCCTTCGTCTTTAACAGGGGCTGCACCGAAACCTGAAAGTTTCAACTCTTCTTCAAATGATCTTTCTGAAGATTCTGTTGAATAAATTTCAGCGTGTTCGTTTTCATATTGAGCATACTCTTCTCCAAACAAGGCATTTAAGCCCGGTAGGAGTTGCTTAAGCTCATTTGCTCTAGAAATAGAAGCCATAATTTACCCCTTAGCCTACGCCAGTTGAGTTGAGCAGTTGATGCCCAGCGTTAAACATTACCAGTACGTCAGTATAACTATCGCCTACAGCACTATCTGGACCATCGACAAATTCGATGATTTTTACAGGTAGTGTATTTGTAGTTGCGACAGTTGAAATGTCGACTGCGTTTTTACTTGTACCTATCGAAGTAGAACCAGCAGTTTGCACAACGGCACAGTTTTTACCAAGATCGTCTTGGTCTGCTGCACCATCGCATTGCATTTGCATGATTATAAATGGATCGATAGCTACATAAGCAACAATATCATCGGCAGCAGTTGATGCTGGAAAATATTGATTTGGTGTGAATTGACCTGTAGATGGATCAGTATATGCACATCCAAGAAAAATGCCAATTGGTGTACAAGCCGTAGTACCAGTGTCCTTTTGAACAGTAGTATTAGGATTGTCATCACCCCACTTCACAAAATCGCCATAGAATATATCTGTTCCATAAGCGTTTTTGATCTTATAGTGCTTGACTTGGTTATTGAATGCACAGGATATAATAGAACCAACAGGTCTAGCTCCGTGAGGAGTAGCACTAGTTGACATAATCGTCTCCCGTTTAAGTCATTTTATTTTTGTGATTTAAGAATCACGCCCAAAAGACTCTCTCGACTTCCTTTCAAAAACTTGTTTTGTAGGCATACGAGGGTCTTGATCTTTAAAGTAAGCGTTATCAACAGATTCCATTTGATTTTTTGAAATCTTTGCAAAATGTTCATCTCTAGCTTTCGCCATTTCTGTAGGCATTTTACACAGTAGGCAACCACCAATCTCTACATGACCTTGTCTGCTCCACTCCGAATTATGATCATTCATAATATGAAGCTCAGGATGATCCGATGCATTTACGGCTTCCCAGCCGGATCGAAACTGTTTAGATATATTTGGATTATCAACTTGTCCTAATAAACTAGTTCTAATCCATCTAAACTCCCATCCTTCTTGCGGATTAGGTGTTGGTAGATTGGTTGGGTTTTCCCAACTTACTTCTCGTTGCTCTGATTCTCTGCTTTCCAATTCTCTTGGACTACGATCAACCGAAACTTCCTCCACAGCTTTTGTCTCAGTTTCTTGAGACTCTACATTCATTTTATCTTCTTTCATGAGTTATCCTCTAATTTAAGATATTGACTTGCATAAGCCTTTGGACTTATTCCTAGTTGTCTCGCAACTCTAAGCTGATCCTTAGACAACGAAACTTTGCGAGGATTTTTGCCATTACTTCTCGTAGATGGCGCAACCACACTCGCAGGTTGTTTAGGCGAATTCTCTACAACTTCCGTTGCTTGAGTCTCGACACCGAAAAAATTTGGAAATTGACTACGCATACGTTTGTCAACTTCACTGTAATAAAGGGATGGATTCCCAGCAGGGTCTATTCCTTCATCTCTAATCTCTTGATCTAAATACATAGCAAATGATGTCATTCTTTGATGCTCTTGATTTGAATTATTCATAAACCAAGGATTTTTATCTGACCATGCTTGCATATCTGCATCTAGCTTTGGCTTTTGCATTTCAGGTGCTGGTTGAACATTTTCACTAGCTTGATTCATAACTGCTTGAGCATACTGTCCAGCTTGTTGTTCAGCCATTGTTGCTTGAGCCATTTCAGCTTGTGCAGTAGCCATCGCTTCAGAATCACCTTCATCATAAGCCTTTTTTAATTTTTCTTGAGCATTGTGTTTTGCCCATTGAGCATTATTTAATGCCTGTTGATTAAGAACTTCACTGCCTTGACTAACAAAACCTTGCAGTCTTTGGTTTTCTTCGGACAGTTTTCTTAATTGCTCTATTGCTTCGCTTTCAGAAGAAAGTGCAGCTTTCTTAGCATTTTGTTCTGCTTCCAATTGTTTTTTAATTTCTTCTATTTCGGAAGCAACAGGTTGCTCTTGTTGTTCTTCTACAACTTGTGTCTCTTGAACTACTTCATCAAGTTCTATTTCTGGAGCATCTGCAACAACTTCATTTGTTATGCCAAAAAATTGATCTTGTATCGTTTGTTCTGGTTGATCTTCTATTTGATCAACTGATTCATTTACTTGCTCATTCATGCTCTAACCACTCCCTTGGGGTCTTGGACAACTGCTTCCACAGTGTCATCATTAATGATGCGAAATTCTTTTCCATAAAGTTTTAAGCGAGTACCAGAATATGCACGAAAAACAACCCAATCACCTGTTTTGCACCAAGGTCCACTTGGAAACCTTTTTTCATCCCTATAACAATCGTCACCCATTTTTAGAACATATCCGCAAATATTGCCGACTTCTTCATTATCTAGGGTTTCTCTTGCTTTAAGGATACCGCCATCTGTTTTTTCATCTGGCTCAGGCATTGCAACTAAGATGCGCCAACCTATAGGGTCAGGTAACTGACTTTTTTCTTGAATCTCTTCTACTACCTTTGCAGTATTATCTTTCATAAAAAAATTTCATTTAATCGCTCTTCATGAATTTTTCAACCCAATCTAAGACTTCTCGTTCAGCGAGGGCTAAACCCTCTATAACTCCAACCATTTTCTGATAGTCAGCAAAGTCTTTGCATGAGCCTGTCGAAATATGATCAGCGTGGTCGTTCATGACTTCACGCAATCTCTTCTTTAGAAATTCTGAAAGTGATTGCTCAATGATATCATTCTGATCCACGCTTACTATCTTCAGTCAAATCTTTGGCTATGTCAATAATTTTTTCAACCTCTTTCATGTCTTGTTCTTTAGCTTTCTGCTCTTTATCTAGCAAATCGCTTGCAATACGCTGTCCTATGCTTGCACCTGCAATTCGTTCTTGTGAAGCAATTCGTTCTTGTTCAAGTGAATCTTTAGCCATTGCTTTTTGTGCTTCAAGCTGAATTTTCGCTTGACCCTCTTGTGCTTTACGTTGAACCTCTGCTTCTTTAATTTCAAGCTCTTTAAGCCTTGCTTGAATAAGTGGGTCTTGCATTTGTTCTTGAATTCTTTGTTGTTCTATTTGCTGAGTATTGGTTTGTTTCAATCTTTCAGCAGCTTCGGCAACCGATACAGAAAGTTGTTTCTCTAAATCAGGGCTAATCTCTTCACCAATTGGTGGCATCTCAGCACCAAGTTCTTTTTCAATTTGATCCCTATATTGAAAAGCTAAATGCTCTCTTACATGAGATTCCATTTCAGCTTGTATAATTTGAGCAGAAGGGCTTTGTTGCAACTGCTGCATAAGTTTAGGATCAGTAGATGCACTCATATGAACCCTAATGTGTGCTTCATGGTCCTGATACTCAAATGCTTTAGCACCTTCGCCATTAATAATATTCATGTTTTCAGTTACTGGATCAGAAGGTTTCATGTCTTCATCCGTTGGAATAATTGCATCTGGATCACCAATTCCTAAAGAATCGAGCATCTGTCGATGTAATTCTGGCAAGTTATACATCTCAGGAGATTGCTGTGATAACTGCAATGCTGCTTGATACTGCATAATTCTTTGTGACATTGTTGCTGAGTTAGGATCAGATACAGGCAAAACGTCTATTCTATCATCAAAGTCTTCTGCCTTAATGTCCTCGTTGGCATCAACTGAATATGGATAACTAGGAGAAGTAAAGTCCTTGATGACACCAACGAGTATTTCAAATTCTTTTTTCATTGTCGCATGAAGCCTAGCTTGTATAGCTGTCATAACTTTCATGCCACGTTCTAATATAGCAAGCGTTGTTCCTACAGGTGCTTGAGAATTCATATCATTTACTTTTAAATCAGCAAGACTGGCAAACCTTCTGCCTTCTTCAACTAAGTTTCCAAGCAACTGATATAAAGTTCCTGATGGTTCTTTGTATGGCAAAAAGGTTATATTATCTCTGATCGCACCACCCGGAACATCTACATCTCTAAACTCACCCGGCATGATAGGCGTATCATCGCCTTTAATTCTTAGCCCTCTGGCTTTTAAACCACCCGGAAGATTAGACAGTGTGCCTGCATCGACCAATTGTCTAAGAATGCTTGTAGCTGATTTAGATAATCCACCAATTAAGTGAATCAACCCAAATCCATAAAACCCAACACCCGGAAGATACTGGTAGTGAACAAAGTGCATTCTTCTTAAACGCTTTGGATCGTCTTCGTAATAATTTCTATATATGCTTAGTATTGTTCCGCTTGGATAATCAATCGTAATAACATAAGGCAAAGCAATGCCTTGATCGTCTTCAAAGTTTACCAAGTCTAAATCAACTTGCATTTCAAGCAGAGTGTGGCGATCATCGTTATTGTAGTTCTCGCTTGAGCCTGTCATCTCGTTGTATTTCTTAGTGATATCGCTAACATTAGGCGAAGAGTCTGGCAACTCTATATCACGATAAAAACCACTGACCTGCATCTTTCTAATTTCATTGCCGTTCTTTTTCATGACTTGTGTAGCACGGCTACAAGTCTGTAAGTCGCTTGCTCCATAGCTGACAACAACGTCTTCAGCAGGAACAAAGATACCGCAAGGTCTTCCTAAATTATAATCATAGTAAACCTTTCTAAATGCAGAACCAGCCAAAGGCAAAGAAAACAAAAGTTTTTCAGTTTCAGTTCTGTATTCAACCATCTCACTTGTTAAAAGATAGTTCATGTAAGACTTTACTCTTTGCGCTTGCTGTTTCTTTTCATCATCAACAACGCCAACTATTTTTGTATCCACTGGTCCAGACGCAGGGAATATCTCTCCAATTGCCTGTGATTGAAAACGAATCACTGCTTCACTTAACATGGGATGAAATACGCCACAAGCCCCAGCCCAAGGAGCAGTTCGCTCTTCAATCTTCAATCCTAGTTGATCCAAACCTTTAATATAAGTTTCTTCCCAATCGGATCGAGACTCTCGGTCTGCCTCGTATTGAGCAACAAGCTCGCTTCCAAGTGCTTGCAATTCTTGTTCTTCTATAAAATTAACAAGATTGGCATTAAAATCGCCTTCATCATCGCCTTGAGACTTTGGATCAAAGTCAATGATCATTCCACCATCTTCAGTATTAATAGCTATAGAATCAGGATTTTCAATAGCAATGGCTACATCCTGTTCTTCACCTTCTACTTCAATATCATCAATCAGTTCATCCAACCCTTCAGGGGGTGTAGCTGGTTGTCTTTCTATAGCCAATGGCTTCTCCTAATAATAATCTGCGACCCTGTTATGCTCCAGAGGCTCATCTTCCTCATCTGTATATAATGGAACAAAGCCACCTTGTCTAAATCTTAACAGAGCTTGCGTGGTGCTATCAACTAAATCATCGTGTTCCATATTCGGAAACCCAGCAAACTCTTCTATAACTTCTTCTGCCCATCTTGTATTTGGACACCATACAACGCCTGATGCAAATAAATCAGACACCGCATTTACTCTCGATATCTTATCGTTGCCTCTGCTTGGTGTATATTCTGATACAGGTATACCCAATGCTCTCAACTCAAAGATCAATGGTGCGCCTGCTGCTTTAGCCTCTACAATAAAAGCATCTGGGCTATAAGCTCTATACTTTTCCATTGCTTTTCTTTTTAACTCTGGAAACTCCAGTCTTTCTTTATAGGCATCCAGCAATATTAAGTTGGGGGCAATCATTCCATCTTCTTCGTCTTCACGATAAAACACTCCCCAAGTAGTGCAAGCAGAGTAATCTGCACGCTGTGTTTTAAGAAAAGCT